GATAATAGGCTTTGCATGAATAGCTAACGTGTTGCTTTGCCTTTCTGCATCGGTAACAAGGCTTTGAATGGCAGTTGCACTATCGCCTAATATTTGCTTTGAGCCTGTCACGGTTGAATCAGACAAAGTTGTCTGCTGAATAATGTAATAAATGTTGCCTTGCTTTTGGATGTACACGGTGTCTTTTACGACATCTTGCGCAAAGGAAAACAAGGGAAGGAATAATAATAGGTATCTCATTTTATTTATTTTCGAGGTTAATAATTCTTTGTTCAAGGGCTTTGATAAGGGCTTGTTGTTCTTGTATTGCTTTGGTGAGGATGGGTATAATGGCTTGATAATTTACAGACATTGACTCCTCAAAACTTACAACTTCTGGTAAAATTGTACCAATATCTTGAGCAATAAAACCAAGTTGTTTACTTCCATTACTTTTATAGGTATATTCTACAGGTTGTAATTTCAAAATATCATTTAAACCATATTTTAAATCAAAAATATCATCTTTTAAATTAAAATCAGAACGTGTTGTATATGCTGATGCGCTTACGTTGCCTCCAACATAAACGCTATCTTTTACTTGCAATTTATATGCACCATTATCGGTTGCTCCATAACCAATATTTACTTCAGCGTCCTTTGTAAATTTTATAATCTCTATTGGAGTAATATTACCACCACCACTTCCTGAAGTTGAAGTATAAAATGAGTGGTCACCATTTGATTGAAGATAATAACTTGCATAACCAGTACCAATGTATTCAACATTTGATCCACCGTCATAATAAAAGTTTAATCCCAATAAAAATTGATTAGCACCATCAATTCTTCCAGCCAATACTGTTGTACCAACACCTTTTCCTAATTCAAATGTTTTATAAACAGACGTTGTTTTTGATACTGAATCTGTACTCAAATTTCCTAAAGGAGAAATTAAAAATTGTCTTATACCATTAGTTGAAAATCCAAGTGTATTTGCTGCTGGTAAATACATTCCCGTTCCTGTTGCCGTGTTTGCCGTTGGATTAAACCTTGTAGCGGTGACTGCGCTACTAAATGTCTTTGCACCATTTACCGTTTGCGTTCCATAGGTATTTACATAAGCAATAGCTGCGGTGTCTGCTCCAAGTTGCCGCCACTTTCTCCCCGTTGCCGAAGCCTTGTAAGTGTAAAGATTTATATTTACCGTATCAAGCACAAAATAGGCAGCCGTGTCGCTCTTTGCAGTCAAAGTGGTATCTGAAGCCACGCCCCGAAAAATAAGCCCATCAGCAGTGGTCTGTTCACCGAGCGTTATTTTTTGATTTCCATTACTAGGATATTGCGCAAATGCAAGGCAAGGAAAAAGGAAGAGGAAAAGGGAAAGGAGTTGTTTCATGTTTATGTTTTAAAAATATTTTACAATGCTGAACCCGTGGCGATGATATACCAATTTGTTCCATTACTTTGAACGGTTATCCATCTCTTTGCTGGAATAGAAGATTCGGAAGCACCATCTATTCCTAAAGGTCTTGCATTTGAATAAGAACCACTTGTATTTAAAACAATGGATTGACTTGACCTTAAATTTGTAATGGTTAAAATCCTTCCAACTGTAAAACCAGATACGTCTGCTGGGTCTGGAAGTAAAATATACGCAGTGCCTGATGAACAGTTATTTACATAATTACCAGTACTTGTTCCGATTAAATTTGGAGAACCAGATGATCCGCAATTTGTAGAAACGGTAATTGGGCTTGAAAAAGTACCGTTGTTTTTTATTGCTCCTAATTTAACGTCGCTACTTGCCATATCAACAGTTGTCCCACTTTCTGATATATTACTTCTTTGTATTCCAGCTCCAATTGCGTCACTAAATTTAACAAGATAATCTTGCAATGGATTAGTAACATTTAATGTTTTGTAATTTGGAATATTTAAAGTTTTATTTATTAATGTTGCTGCGTTACTTGTTCCAAATGTTGTTAATTTTATAGTATCAGATAAGTTTAATTTACCTGCAAACCTTGAGGTAAGGTTTAATGAGGTGGTATCAGTATCTCGAAAGTAAGGTAATAACATATTTGTCGTATCTCCGCTTGTAATAACATTGTTACCGTTTTCGGTAATGTTGCCCGAAACGGTCAAATCTTTATGAATGGTTGTATTTCCTGTTTGTCTTACTATTGATATTGCTAATTCGTCGCCACTTGGGTCGGCTGAAAAAGAATCTCGCATTATAAATTCTAATCTGTCACTTGGAGAATTATACTGAATTTTTGAACCAAATTGAACGTCATTTTCGTTTCTTGCGTTTGATTCATAAAACAAAATTCTTGGTATATTATTTGAACTTGCATCTAACATTATATTTTTACCCTGACCTAAAGTCAATGAGGCAAAAGGAGCAGTATTAATGCCAATGTTATTACTTGATTGTTGAACTATTGAATTTCCTAAAGTTGACGCGCCTGTAAATAATGGCAAAGTATTTGTTGTTCCCGTTCCTGTTACTGGGTTGGTCAATGTGTTTTGCTTTGCTGAAAATCTTGAAGTAAGATTAAGGCTTAAAGTATCGGACTGAGTAAATAAAAATGAAGTATCAGCCGCCAAAGTTCCCGTCGTGTTTATCGTTCCACCCGTTAACCCTATTCCAGCCGTTACGCCCGTCACCCCTTGCAAATCGGTAAACGGCGCGGTCAATGTTCCACCGTCAAGCTGCGTTAAGGTTAATGTCTTTGTATCTGTTCCCGTGAAAACTGCATTGTTTATCTTGTCATTATACGCCGTATTCCATTCGTTTTGTTTTATGTCTGTTGGTATGGCATAGCCTGAGGCATAGCTTAACGCTAATGTTCCCGAAGTTGTTATCGGTTGTCCTGAAATAGCTAAGCCTGTTGGTACGGTCATGTCAACACTTGTTACCGAGCCGTTGTCTGAAAAATTACCCGATACCGTGCCTCCGTCTTGCTGAGTCAAAGTAATGGTTTTTGTCGTTGTTCCCGTTACTGCCAAACTATTTACTTTATCATTGTACGCCGTATTCCAATTATTTGAATTATTAGGAATAGAGGAAGCCCAAGCGCTACCCGTTGACAAGGCAATACCAGCCTCAGGGTAAACAGGATTTGGAAAAACACCCGTACCAATAGAACCAATTCCGCTGACTGTTGCGACGGTATAATTTGCACCTACTTTAAAGGATGTGGAAACAATGGTAATTTTATTTGTATCCGTTAAGTTATACTGGTCATTGTTTAAAAGTTGACCGTTCCTAAAAACTAAAATATACGCTTTTAATTGAATAGGAAATTTTGGTGTAATTGTCCACGTCAAAACACTTGAAGAGGCTGGTTGATATTCCTGTTTTAAAATCTTAATGGTATCGCCACCAATGGCAACGTTTATCGAATCCTGCAACCTTGCGTAAATGGTTGACGTATCTAAACGCAAAGTTCCCGTCGTTGTGATTGTACCACCGAGCAAGCCAAAACCTGAGGCAATGCTTGTCACCGTGCCTGTTCCTTTGGCATCTATCCTTGTAGATAATGAAGCCGTGTCCACTGCATTTAATTTTAAAGCGAATCTATTTGTAAGATTTAAACTTAAAGTATCGCTTTGAGTAAATAAAAAAGATGTATCAGCCGAAACTGTGCCCGTGGTTGTAATAGGATTAGGTGAAACAGTTATTCCCGTACCACCAGAAATTGAGGTAAGGCTTCCCGATCCTCCACCCGAACCAGCACCGCCACCACGGGGAAAAATCACCGTATAATTTTCACCTACTTTATAAGCAGTTGCACCGATAACCACGGAGGCATTGGTTGGTATTGTATATTGGGTAGGTAACAATATTTGTCCGTTACGGTAAACTTGCACTACATTTACGCCACCTACTACTAAGGTGTCACTTTGTGTCCAAGTCAAAGTTGAAGAAGAAACATTAGTAAAATCCTGTCTAGCATAAAATCTGCCGCTTGTATCTGCGTATGCTTTTGTTGCGTAGTTGGCTAACATGGAAGCCGTATCGCTAACTAATAATGCTGCTGTTGTATCTCTCCATAATCCACTTTTATAATATAAACTTGCGTTTGCAGAAGGTGACGTGATTGCAACATCATGAAGCTCATGCAATGCATAACCCGATGCCACTCTTATTGATATTGTGCCATTATTAATATGAGAATTAATACAAAAGCCTATTGGCATATCAATGTTTGGCGCAACTGGTTCTATATCTGTCCAAACACCTGCCGTAGTTGGGGATGGGTAAAGGATTGCCCCAGCCGCAAATGTATCAGTGTTAACTTGTCTTATCTTGCCAAAGGAAATAACATACCCATCTTCTCCATTAGTTAAATCGTGTGCGGTTATTCCTAATAGCAATTTAGCATCTATTGAGCCGTTAGCTATAAACTTTGCAACTGTTATTCTGCCACTTGCTCCAACAGTGCCATTAGCATAAACAAGACTTCCTTTTGTAATGGTTGAGCCTGTCTGATTTTTGACAAGCCAAAAGTTTTTGAAGCCTAATTCATTTGGTACATTGTCATTTAATCCAAGTACCACCGTTGCTAAATCGGAATCCCAACGCATTTTTGCAGTATCCACATTATTTGTCGGAACATTGACATTAAAAAATAATGAGTCAATAGGTTGTGTAAATACACCTCCGCCTACTTGATTCCAAACATTTGAAGTAAAATCAAAGGAATATAATTTTAGGTTAACGGTGTCAAGAATAACCCATGCGTTTTGGTTTGATACAGGTTGAATAGATGCTGTGTCGGAGATTGAACCGCGCCAGACAAGACCGTCGGCGGTGGTCTGGAAACCTAATCTTTGTTTGTTGGTATTTGTTGGGAATTGACCGTAAAGGCTAATAGAAAGGAATAAAAAAAGAATTGAAGGCAATGTTTTTTTGCCCCCAATCCTCTTAATCAAATTACTACCCACTTTCAATAAAACCTCCTGGATTAAAATCTCACCTATTTTCCCCAATGTTTTTAAAAAACGTCTTTCTTTCTTTGGTTTTTCCATCATAAAACAATCCCTAAGGTGTTATAAATGTCATTAATTTCTTCATCTTCGTCGCAACTTGCCTCAGGGCAACCAATGGCGCTGGGTATAAACGCGGTCAATGGCGTTGCATAATTGCAAAGAAAATCTTTTATTCTCTTTTTCTTTACCTCCAACCTTTGTAATAAAGTGTCTTGATAAAATTTTAATCCTTCAACGCCCACATTTTGCCCATATTCATTGTCAAGGGTATAAAGCCCGTTTGTTCCAAGTTGCATAACCATATACGGCGCTGCCTCGTATAACACGGCATTGGCGCAAAAGGATTTTAATTGTTTGTCCCAAATGTCCTGATAAGCCGTTGATGTAAACGCAGTACTTGTTCCTTTGTCTGCCACCATTGAATCATACAACGTCAAGCCAATCGCGGGAACAATCCAACGGAACTCCGCATCTTGAATATGAGGGCTGATAAGTGACTTATCAAGTCTTATGTCGGCTGGTGTTGGACGTGCAACCCCTCCAGCTATTACTTCACTCGGTTGTATTAATTGGCTCATTGGTTGGCGTTGGTTGTTCTATTTCTAAAGGTGCATACCCTAATATTTCTCTTTTTTCATTTAACGAAAGGTTTTCTTCCACCTTAATTTCACCCATGAAAGACACGGGTAAAGTGTTTGAAATACCAAAAGACACGTCTGTGAATGCTGGATTATAAAGCCCAATTTCTTTTAAGAAAGGATTGATAATCTTTGAAAGCATCAAGTTTTGACGCGGCTTAATAACCGTATTTTGCAAGTATTCCATTTCTTGCCTTATCTGCTGATTGCTTCCAAGTTGCCCCGAAGTAGCAAAGCCCGCTAAAGACTTGCTCCACCTATTCGCAACCACAATCGCCGAGGCTGCAAGGTTTTGAAGGTTTAAAAATTCACCCTCATTTTCTTTTGACGTGGGAATAAAATTAGCTTTTAATTTTTCATCTCGTAGAACCTGAACAAATAATTTGTGATTATTGCCCATTCCTGTAAACTTTGACTCAATGCCTTCAACAAGTTTTTTAGCCTCAGCAGGTGACATTGAACCAAAAAACTGTAAAATACCCGAAGGCATGAAGCCATTTTCAAATTTACTTGTATTAAATCTTTGAATCCTATATTCAATTTCAGCCCACATTTTGGCGCCAATCCACTCAGGTAAGCCAAAGTAAAAATATCCAGCCGCGTATTGCTTCACATGAATAATTGAACGCTCTGTTCCATCTTCAAATTTCTTAAACTCAGGATAAATAGGTACTTCCCTAAATCCTTCACTTTCGTAAAATGTACCTTCGGTTGTCAATGGCACTTCTTCCCAGTTGTCGTAAATGCCAACCGACCTTATAATTTGGTCCGCTTCAGCTTTCCTTATACCTGTGTTATAAACGGGAACATGATAAATGTAAGTGAATGGCTCATTTCCAACCTTGCCCCTTACAATTTCTGCAAAGCAGTTGCCAAAAGCATCGTAATCAAAAGCCAATGATGCAAGCACCTCTTGTAAGTTTTGAGAATGCAAATTAACCTGCCCAATGACTTCCTCAATTTCATTTAAAGAATCATTGGTTATTACCTCGCCCTTCATTGAGGTTGTAAGCAAGGTGTTAGATTTCCCTTTCATTGGAATAAAGCCGTCACCGACAACCATGTTTACTTTGTCCTCAATGATACGACGAAGCGTTGGGGAATTGTTTACAATGGCAATAAGACTTTTTAAAAAGTCATCTTTTTGAGTAAAGAATCTAACCCATTTAGCCCCTGTAAAATCAAGTCTTTCTCTGGAAGGCTCATTAAAAATATCTTCCACAACTAACATAGTATTGGAAGTATCTAAAGTGACGGAAGCTAATAAAGGACTATTATTTCTTTTTAAATTTCTTTTAGTCCTGTTCGGAACTGCTTGAATTGTCTTCTTTATTTGGCTCATAGGTTTTTTTCTCAGGCGTGAAAATGAGGTGTTGGCTAACAGATTTGGGGTTGGCATTATACCAACCCCTTAATTCTGCCTGTGTAAAATTTCCGATAGCCTTCTTTAGTATTCCTGCCTTTCCCGTTGGATCTGCTCCAACGTAAATCATTAGCTTACTTTTTTCGCGTACTATCATGCTTTTGTATTTTAATCAAGTGCGTTCATGACTGTTTCGCCATTAACAATAAACCTTGCTTTGTTTGTGGTACGGCAAGTAATGGTTAATGTTTCTTGATTTGAGTCAGTGAACAATGCACCAGATAAACCTTCGGCACTTGTCAGCCTTGCTGGTCTTTTCTTTGAGCCAATCACCTCAGCGCCCCAAATCCAATAGTTGCCCGTGTTTTCAACGTGTACACAAACTAAGCCGCAAGCCTGATTTGCCATGTCTTGAATCAAGTTTCTTAACTCTTGGTCACGACAGTTTATAATACCTACTAAACTTTGCTCAATCGCAACAGACAAAGTGTCTGGGTCTTGCGTCACCGTTTCCGTGAATGCTCCTGAATTGTCTCTAAATTCCACCTCGTAAAATACGGCGGCTGAGGAAGCCATTGTTATCGCCGTGGTTGCTCCCGATGCGTTGTTGGTTATGCTTGTCACCTGGTTAGCATTGGCAATGTAAAGTTTTCCAATACCACCCGCGCAAGTACCATCGACGCATTGATTAAGCCAACCGCTTGTTATTGCACTCATATATATATTCGATTAGTAGCCTAAGCTGATTAAAGAAGGGTGGATATAATTAACGCCCATTTTAAAACGTGCCTTAATATACACCTTTTCGTCTTTCTGGTCATACCAAAGTTCCAAAGCCGTTTCAGGGCTCAATACGTCGGTTGCAAGTACCTTGTTTTGTGGGGTTGTGTACTCCACATAATGAGGCTTAGTTGTTCCCAAAGACGTTGCGATGTCGTCCCAACGGAATTGAGGTATTACAGTAACGCCACGGAAGGTAAATTGCTCAACCCCGTTAATCAACTGAAGTAAACCGTAGTCACCGCCACCGCCGTTCTCGATGTCTTCACGAAGTTGTGAATAAACACTTTGGGTAACATTGAACACCTTTTGGTTAGCTGGTAATCCTTTCAACTGCAAAGGAGCTTGGTCATACACCGCACGAAGAATGTCAAAGCCGTCACCAGCCGCAAGGTCTGAACCTGAACCTGTGTTTGCGCGTGGCACTAAATCATCCGCAACTAACTGAGGGTAATAAACCGTCCAAAATCCATCCAATGAATCAAAGTTAGGATTATTGGAAGACTGGTCACCGAAATAAGAAAGACGGGTAATGTCATTTCTTATCGCCTGTTGGGTGCGGGTCAATAAAATGTTTTCAATCAATGTTCCCGATACGTCTGGAAGCCTTGTCCCTGTTTTCAATAACTCTTCGAAAACAGTGTCCTCAAATTCGTCCCAGCACATTTCAAGGTCAACCTTCATTTTTTCAACGTCTATTGTACGCTGATAAATGTCAACCGAACCAACGGGATTAAATCCGCAACCAGAATATTTTCTTACAATATTCTCTAATTGCTGAACGAATACCATCTTTTTTTTATTCGCAACGTTTCCAAGTACACGGAATTGACCGCGTAAATCATCGTCAAAAAAGACTGGTTCTAAAAATATGTTATTTGCCTCCGTACCTCTGAAGGATACGTCTAATTGGCTTATTTCAACTATTGCCATTTTGTTTTAATTTTAAAGATTTGGATAAGAAATTGTTGCCGATGTGTTGGTCATAACCAACGAATCTTCGATAACAAATGAAAACTCTGTTTTTAAACCCGCTGGGGTTGCCGTTGCAAACAATACCTTCCAATCATTACCTTTTACTAATGATGAAGTATTGATTTGTAAAATTGCCGTTGGTGCTGATGACTGCCAATTTGATTGAGCCTCGTTACCTGACTCGTCAATTACATTGACCTTGTAAAAATCACTTGCACTTGTTACACCCGTCAAAGGTGCAAAGTTTAAACGTGCGCCTGCGGTTGATGTTCCGTAGGTAAATGATACAGGAATTCTATCCTCAAAGGTATCTATCCCATATAATTGTTCCGCGTTTATTCCCTGAGCATTTGCATACGGGTTAGTGCGATTAAGGCTCTTTTGACCGACATAAGTATTTGAGTCAAGAAAGCCATTTACATTTGCTGTTGCCATTATCTTTGTGAAATTTTAGATTGAACTAATGAAGCAAAAGAATCAAAGTGATTTACTTTTGCTTTTGTTTCCTTTACCTTTTCGTGCGCAGATCCTCCTGAAGGAAGTCCAACGCCTTTTTTAACTTGCGCCCTTAATGCCACAAGTTCATTTCCCAATGTTTCAAGAACCGACTCAATCTCGTTTATCGAGTTCTTTTGTTCGTCGCTCTTTTTGTACATTGATTCCATTTCCTCCTTTTGCTTAGTATGGATTGCGTCCATTTCCTCAGGTGACATTACAAAGTAACCTAAATCTCTAAGCATTGTAATAGCCGTTTCAACTTCGTCGTTTTTCGGCTGTTCGGTTATTACCTCTTCTTCCGTCATGACATCTTCGACTTTTTCGTCGACGGCGTTAAGTAGATTTTTAATTTTTTCTAAAATGGAATTACCCATGTCATCGTCTTTTTTGTTGTTGGTTAATAATGCAGCTGGTACATTTAAGAACTTGTTAAGGCTATTTTGCAACGGTAATAAATCAATATTTTTTTCGCCAACTTTTACAATTTCATCAATGAAACCAAACTCTAAAGCTTCCTGGGCGGTCAT